CGCTGAACCAGTCGCTCAGCATGGATGCGCAGAAGGCGCGGGTCTTCCGGGTCGTCTATTCGCATGGTAGCCCCCTCATCGTCACTGTCGATTATGCACCGGTCGTATGTGGCTGGCGATGAGCAGGAGGGAGGGGGGGCGGAAAAGTCCTGGAGTTCTTCGCTCCGGACCGTTGTCAAAGTAAGATTTTTTCGTGCGTGGGTTTCAGGGAGGGGGGGGCCTCGTAAAACCTCGGCTCAAGTGAAAAACCTTGTGACCCCCTTCGCTTCGCCGAGAGGCCCTTCGTGGGCTCGACGCAGGTCTGCCGAGTCTGCGCGGATCCTGCTCGACGGGCACAGCCGCAACTTCCCGGCTAGGCTCATCATCAGCTTGGCTTGCTGGTCGCTGATTTGCAGCGCAGGGTGCGGGCGCCCCTCGACCACCAGGCCGTCGCGCTGCAGGATGCGTTCGGCGGTCTGCCAGCGGTCGCGGGCGACGCAGTACGCGCGCAGAAGGGGCAGGTCGGCGGGGCGCAGGTAGTCGGCAGGCAGTGAATCGACCACCTGGCGCCACAGCTCGGCAGCGTCTCCGGTCAGATCATCGGGAAGCGCCGGACGGGTGGCCAGCGGGAAGATGTTGCTGGTGCGTTTCTTCGTGTTTGCCATCTTGGGACCTCGAAAAATACGGGTTTTTGCGAAAAAGTAGCAGGCGCCGGTCTAGGGAAGGAGGTACTGGACTTTTTACCCCCCTTACCCATCTCGGCGCCTGGCCATAGCTGGGCTGGATGGTCAATGGCTTGAGCAACCCTTGCAGCCTCCGACGATCAGATCGAGTAGGGCGGCCATTTGGTAGGCACTGCCGATACCCTGCAGCGCCATTCCAGTGCTGCCAAAGCTCTCGATCCGGTGTAGCAGCTCGGCGCATGAGGCTCTGTCGCCATTTTCCCTGGCCACGATGACCCAGGCGCAGAGCTCTTGCGGTACGGTGAACTCACGGACGCCCAAGGCAAGGCCAATTCTTAGCCAGAGGGAATCGTCGATGCCCGAAAGGGGCATGATCGAGGCGACGTAGTACGGTCGTGCCTCGGGGGAGAGCCCCAGGCCGATCAGTACAGCCCCTTGATGGATCATGTCTATCGCCTCCGCAGACAACTTACCTGTGCCGACGGATAGCCCTGAGGATTGGTGTTCTTCGAGGAAATAGGGCATGGCGGGTTACCTGTAGCGGGCCGAGGCGGCGACGGCGCCGCCGACCGAGCGCATGCCGGAGGCCACCGCGCGCTTGACCTGCGGCGGATCGGCTGGGCCGTAGAAGTTCTGGACAAGCTGCAGCGGCTGGCCGCCGCCGCCCTGCATGCCGGCGCGCTGCTGCTCTTTGGTCAGCACCCGCTCGCCTTTCTGCAGGATGGCCGGCACCTCGTCGGCCGCGAAGCCGCCGTTGTGGTAGCGCGGGGCGTTGAAGAAGGCGGCGGCGGGCACGGCGCGCGACATGCCGGCACCAGCACCGACGAGGCCGCCACCGTGGAAGACGCCGGCGAACAGGCTGCCCCAGTCGAAGGATGCGGCGCCCTTGGCGATGCCGCCGATCCAGCCGCCCAGCTCGCCATCCTTGCCGAAGTCACCGAACAGCGCCTTGGCCAGTTGCGCGGCGGCAGCATCGGCGACCATGCGCTGGATGGTCTGGCCGAACTTCTTGGCCATGCCGTCGAGCCCTTCGGCGAACGGGTCGTAGAGGAAATCGGCCAGCGCGCCCTCGATGTTCTTGGCGGCGGCCTTGGTGAATTCGTCGAGTTCGCCGACGGCCTTTTTCTTCTTGTCGGACATTTCATCAAGCCGGGCGATGACAGCCTCGAGATAAAGATCCTCGGCGATTGCCCCTTCCTCAAAGGCTTTCGTCAGCAGCAACATGTCGTCGCGCGCCTTCTCGATCTTGAATGTCGGAGTGGCTTCGAGCAGGCCGTTAAGCTGCTTCAGATCTTCTGCGGCGGCCTTGGTGGCGCCGGTCAGGTCGTCGCGCACAGCCTTGACGATGGCCGGGTCGAGCCCGGCCGCGGCAAGCTGGTCGAGCTTTTCGAGCTGGCGCACCAGTTCGGCGGCCTTGACGGTGTCGGTCTTGTCGATGGCCTGGGCGATGCGCTGGGTGAGCTGCTGATCGTAATCGGTGAAGCTGGCCGCGGCTGCGCTGCCCTTCTTCGGCTTATCGAATCCACCGGTGAAGTTGAGCTTCTTGCGCGTGGTGTCGGCGGCGTTGCCGAGCTGCTGCATGGCCGCGATGTTGGCTTCCAGGCGCTGCGAGAAAAGCGGCTTCTGCGCGATCTTGTCGAGGTCGGCCAGCAGCTCGCCAGCGATCGCGCCAGATCCCTTGAAGTCGAGGCGCAGTTGGCGCTCGAACATTGCCACGGCGGCGCCAATGGTCAAGCCAGCTGACTGCACGACGCGGATCACGCCGTCGAAGGCGTCGACCACGAAGCCGACGGCGTGTACGGAAGAAGTAGCCCAGTTCTGAATACTGCCGTCGTCAGAAAGCTCCCGGGTGACGCCGCGCACTCCATCTACCTCGGTCAGCACATCGACGAAGGTTTTCACAAGGACGTTCGCCGCCGGCACCAGCTCGGCGCCGATGGTGCGGACAAGCTCGCCCTGCGCCACGGCCAGGCGCTTGAGGTTCTTCTCGTATTCCTCGGCCTGCGCCGCCTGTTCGGCGGTGACTTTCGCCACCAGGTCGCCGGTCGTGGCCAGATCCTTGAGGTAGGGCAGCAACTGGGCGCCGGACTTGCCGAGCAACGTGGTAGCCAGCGCCGTCTTGGCGGCGCCGTCCTCGTACTCGTTGAGGCGTTCGGCCACCAATTTGAGGGCATCCGCCGTGTCGACCGCGCCCAGTTCCTTCGGGTCGAGATTGAGGGCGCGGAAGGCGGCGGCGGCATCGCCGGCCTCGGCGCCGGTCAGGGTGACGGCCTTGGCCAGCTTGACCAGGCCGCCCTCGAGCAGCCCGATGTCGGTGCCGCTGACCTGGGCGACATTGGCCAGGGCGCTGACCTTCTCGACCGTGCTGCCGGTGATCTCGGCCAGATCGTCCATGGCCGCGGCGCCCTGGACGTAGCCATCGAAAAGGCCTTTGACGGCGGCAACGGAGAGCGCCCCGGCCAGCCCGGTTATGGCGCGTCCAGCTAATGAAAACGCACCATCAATTCGCTTGGCGGCGCCTTCGGACAGCGCGCTCATCTGCTTCAGGTCGCGCTCGAAGGTTGCCAGGTTAGTGTTGATGTCGATGCTGAGTTTGGCGTAGGCCATGCTCAAGTCTCCAAAAAGCGGCCCGCACTTGGCGGGCCTTGGTTGTGTCAGAAGCTCAGGAAGTGATCGCTCGGTAAGCGACGGGGCATGATCCTTTCCAGCGGAGCATAGGCGGCGCGCACACCGTCAGCGAGCTCGGCCAGCTCGGCGAGCATGTTCGCCTCGCTGATGGCTTCGAGGCACATCTCTTCCGCTCGGCCGACCGCATTGCGGGCCTTTGATGAGACCAGCAGAGTATGTTCCCTGGCGGTCTCCCAACGCATCGGGGAGGTGCCCTCAAATGCCAATGGCAGCGCGTTTGCAGAAGCGAGTTTCGCAAGGTTCTCGGCCCTCTGCGCCCACAGCATGAAGCTATGAATGCGACGGTCTGCGCCGGCCAAAACATCGTTGCGAGCCGCGGTGTCACGCCTATGCGCCCGAGTAGATGCTGCATGGAATGCCGTGTGGGCCTGATCGCTTATTGACAGGAGGCGGCGGTATTCGTCATTTGCCTTGGCAGCTTCAGCGCGGGCGGCCTGACATGCATTGTTGAGATGCTTGAGGTGCGCCGTATCCTCAGCTTGTTGGGCGCGCCACGAATCGATTTTGGCCTGGCGCTTGTCGAGAACATCCTGCTCGGCTGCGGCAAGCATTTCCCGCACTGCCGGTAGTTGGCTAATGGTGTCCATTAGGGTTGAGTTTTTCATTGTCGATCTCCTTTTACGGTTTTCAGGTGAGGCGGTTGAGATGGTGGCGTGCCAGGAGCAGGCTCTCGGCGCGGCCGTGGTGCTTGATGAGGTTGAGGTGGTCGCCGGCCGTCGGGGTCTGCTGACGGGCGACGGCGATCGAGACCGACTTGTCGGCGCCGGCCGGGATCCCAGCGGCGCGTTTCCAGGTGGCCGGCTGCACGAAGGTGTACGGGATCGCCAGGGCGCCGAGCACGCCCTGGATAATCCCGAGGCCGTGCCCGAAGGCGAAGGCGCCGACAGCGCCCTCGCCGGGCCGGGGACCAACCCGCTCGACCATGCAGATGGCGGGCCGGTGGTCGCGCAGGATGGCGGCCAGCGCGAGCCCGTCGACCTGCTTCCTGCCCGTGGTCGAGGTGACGACCGGCATGTCGAAGACGGCATGGAAGTCGCCGGCCTCCGTGAGGAAGCCGATCGCTCCCGAGACGCCCGGGTCGATACCACAGAGCAGCTTGCTCATGCGGCGGCCTCCTCATTACCGGGAGCGGATATCAAGTCGGCCTGGCCTTCGATCACCTGGCGTACTTCGTCCTGGGAAATCTCGCCGGTCTCGAAGTCGACCGCAGCGGGGGGGGTGTTTCGCAGCATGGCCTTCACTGCCTCGGTGCGCGATGCGCCCGCGGGGATGACTTCGGCCAGCGACGTAATGTCCTTCTCCTCCGTCTCGCGGGCCTCGTCGGCGGTCGGCAAGCCCATGGAAATCTCCGGGGCGTAAGTGCGGACGAAGAAGGTGGCGGCACGGTAGCGCAGCATCAGATCCGGCA